GCAATAGCTACCTGTAGTTCTGGTGAGTACATAATACCATATTCTTGTGAGAACGCAGTAGTACCATCATGCATTACGAGAACTTTCTGTGATTGTCTATATGTTCCAAGACCAATCATGAATGTATACTCAGCACCTGAGTAACTTGCGATTGCGAAAGAGTCTACCTGTTGTTCTACTCCAGCAGCTGCAGTGAATGTTCCGAATCCAGTTGTTGAAACTCCACCTCCACCACCTGTTGCAGTGACTGTAATAGTTGCTCCAGCACCAGATGCTGTTGCGGTTACTGAAGCACCAACAAAGTTGATGGATGTGATATTAGATCCAACATCAGATCCTTCTTCTTTAATTGTAAGACTGCCACCACTAGATGCAGCTGGAACCCATGATGATCCATTCCATGTTAATACGTCATTACTGTTTGGAGTTGCAGAAGAAACATTAGATAAATTACCTAAGTTTTGACCAGTTATACCTGTGATATATCCAGCACTTGCATGATTACCCCATGCATATGCAGCTTCATACTGTGAGATATCAAGTGCGGTTATAGCTGCAGCAGCACCTGTGAATGGAACTGCACCTGACAAATCAATAGTTGCAACTCCGCCACTGAAACTTGCAGTCACAGCAGAACCAACAAAGTCAATTGTGGTTGCAGTTCCCACAGAAGATCCCTCTTCAGATACTACAACACCAGATCCACCGCCACCACCTGATGCAGTGACTGTTACAACTCCAGCAGATGCAGGCGATACTGAAAGGTTTGTACCAAAGTTAATAGTACCAATGGTTCCTACGAGTGTGCCGCCTTCTCTAATGATAATACCACTACCAGATGCAGTGATACCTGTAAGTCCAGATCCATCTCCTACAAAACTTCCACCAGTTACAATTCCTGTTGCATTGATATTATCAACTAGGATGTCTGGTTTGTCAGTCAATCCAGCAGCAACTGTTGCAATACCAGAGATTGTTGCGAATCCAACTACAACTCCAGCTAGATTTGAACCATCTCCATATAATGTAGTTGCAGTTAGAACACCTACCTTATAGAGTTCTGTTCCTGTCCCTACAGTTGTGTCTGTATTCTTATTAACAAGTTCCATCCATGCACCAGCATGTGCAAAGTATGCCTTACCAGTGTCGTGTGCGTGTGCAAATTGACCATGATATGTTGATGGGGATGGTAGAGAAGAGTATGTAGACCATAGGTGAGGTAGAACATTATCTGTTGCAGTTCCATCCAGTCTGCCTTGTAACTTGAAGTTACCTAATACATTAAGTTTGTATCCCTCTGTGTTAGTAGTACCAACACCGACACTGCCTGTTGTGTTGATTCCAGTAGAGTTTGATCTCCAAATACTATCTGTGGATGGTAGGTCTGTAAGTAAAGATCCATCACCAGCAAACTTAGATGCAGTTATGACACCAACAGTCTGATAGTTACCATACAAGTCTTGGTGAAGTATCTGTCTCCAACCGTTGTAACCACCCATTGTGGTTCCGCTGGAAACATATGCAGTCTTAGTATTATTTGCATAAGCAAACATACCTCTCCAACTTGTTGCAGTAGGCATATCACCTGTTGCATCAAAGTCGAAACGCATTTTACTACCTTGACCAGGCATTGTTACAATACCAATCGCAGAATTGATATTGTCTATAGTAATAGAAGGAGTTCCTGTTAAATTCTGTGCGACTGTGGCGATGCCTGAAGTGTGTGCATACCCAGCCATGGTTGAGAACCCTGCATTAGCAACGTATGATGCGATACCAGCTACCTTTGCATACTCAGCTACACCTGAGTTGGTTGCAATACCAGATGACTGTGCATACGTTACAATACCAGCGACTGTGGCGAAGTTTGCACTGATGGCCAAGGTTGCCGTGTCAGCGAACCCAGCTGTTCCTGATGTGGTTGATACTCCAGAAACGTTTGCGTATGCAGATGTAGTAGAAAATCCAGAAGTAAATGCAAATCCTACAGTATCAGCAGCAGAAACTGTGACGTTACCACCAAATACTTGTGTAACATCTAGGTTTCTATCTAAGTTTATACTTTGTGCAACACCAACGAGTGTGCCACTATCTTTTATAACAACACCTTGACCAACTGCGGTCACACCTGTTAGACCAGAACCATCTCCAACGAATGTTCCAGTTGTAATACCTGTTAACTGTGCATTACCTGATACAAATAAAGCTGCAGTGGGGAGAGTTGTTCCTATACCTACGTTCTTACTTGTGTATATTCCTGAGTTCCCTGCCTTCGTCCAAGTACCAGCACTCCCTGCATTGGCACTGAGGTTTGTACCGTCACCAAAGGTAGTATATATTTCCGAAAAGTTTGCGTTGACCTTACTAGCACCCAAGGCGAGGGAATCTCCCAGTCCATCGTTCGGTGTGAATCCAGTAAATATTCCCTGACGAGCCATTTAGCTAAAAATTATAGAGTCCCTGTCTTCTATTTATTGATATAATAAATACGTTATGATAGCTATACTGTATCCTTTGAAAATGGAAGATAATTTATCTAAAGCATACTCTGCAATATATGAGATTTCTGCTGACTTAGCAACAAAAGCTGCGAAAGGAGCTGAGAAAAAGAGAGCCGAGTCAGCAAAAGCGGGAGATACTGAGGGTGCTAAGAAGGCAATGGCACAGAACACGAAGTTCTATAATTATGCAAGGGAAAAGAGACAGAAAGAAAATGCGCCTAAGAAACCAACTGGCCCTATGGTAAATAAACCATCACCAGATCCTAATAGTTCTTATCCAGGCACTCCACAGGTAATGAAACAAGGAAAGATAGTTAAAAGTTCTTACGAACCAGAAGGTGAGATGGTTGAAGAAAAGAAACCTCTTCCTAAAACAAAGATGTATCGTAAGGCTGGTAATCTAAGTCGCACAGCACTTAGCAAAGGACTTGACAGTAAAGAAGGTAGTAAGGCACAGAAAAGATCAGAGAAAATTGTTAGCACTATATCTACTGCTGATGAAAAGAAAAGATTTGATAACATGAAAACTAAAAAATCCGAGTTGTATAATGATACAACAGGTAAGTTTAGAAAGGAGTGGGAAGCACTCAAGCTTATAGAGACTGAAAACTACAGAGAAAAGTTTGACACATGGTTGGAGGGTATAGTAGAAGAGGGATATGAAGTTGAAAGATGGTCTGATGAAGAGTTAATTGATACATTTATTAATGAGAATAATCTCTGGGCTTCTAGAGAGGCAGTAGACTCTGCACTTTTAGAGGCAGACAAGAAAGGAAGTGGTAGTGGTAAGAAAGATGCTTGTTACAAGAAAGTAAAGGCAAGTGCAAGTGTATGGCCAAGTGCATATGCATCTGGTAGACTAGTTCAGTGCCGTAAGAAAGGTGCTGCAAACTATGGTAACAGTAGTAAGAAGGAAGACTTCTCTGATTGGAGAGATGAGATTGGATTACTTGATGAAGATAAAAAGATGTCAGATAAGTTTTATGCTATTGCAAAAAGGAAAGGTGAACAGAGAAGAAATTCTTACGAGTATAGAAAAAAAGGTAGTTTTGGTGTAGGTAAGAATGAAAGAGCTGCATACAATCTAGCACAGGCATCAGTCAGTAGAAATAAGGATCTAGACTCTCAAGGTGGCCCACAAACAGGTGGTGGTTCAAAATCATTTGGATATGCCAGCAACAAAAAGAATCCTATAAAATCTAAGAGTGTTGGTGACACAGGTGCAATAGGACATAGGAAGAATAGAGACGAGAAAATCACTACTAAGAAGGATGGAAAGACACCTTTGAAGACTCCTCGTTACAAATTGAATATGGGTCAAAGGGTAGATCATCATAGTTCTAGAAGATTTGAACTAAAAAATCCTGACAAGAACCCTAAGCATGAGGCAAATAAAAAGTGAAGAACTTTCAACAGTTTCAAGAAGCCACTCGTTTCAAGAAAGAGATGGGTTATAACCAAGGCGGAACTAAAAAACCAACATCAAACTCTAAGGACGCTGTACTAGATGCAGTGAAGAAGTCTATTACAGACAAGCTTGGTAAGGGTGCTATCATGAGGAGTGGTAGTAATCAACAAAAGAAAGTCAAAGGTGAAAAGTCTACTGTAGGAACTAACAAATTTCTGAACAAACAGAACGATAAGAACCAACTCAAGAAAGACACGAAGGAAATGGGATACGGTGACGATACAAAAAAATACATAGAAACAAGAGCTAGATATGGTAGTAAACAAAACATGAAATCAGGAAAGGGTTTAGGTACATGACATGCCAGCAGTCTCAAAAAAACAACAAAGGCTCTTCGGAATTATTAGAGCGATTAAAAAAGGTGTTTTCAAGGGGAAAAAAACGTCTAAGGTTCAAAGAATTGCTTCCAGCATAAGTGATAAGGATTCAAAAAAAATGGCATCAACTAAACACGAAGGATTACCTGAGAAAATAAAAGAAGATTACGTCAAGGAACTAGAAGATGGTCTAGTGAAGATGGACTATCCTACCTATATGGAAGTGGATGAGTTGATGAAGAAGATTGCGAAAGAGAATGATATTGATACTACAACACTACACATGGCATTTAAGACCAAACATCTTATGGTTCCAGATGACTGGGCTAAGAAGAAGATGTTTGAACCTGTCATGATTCCTAAGACACCTATTACAGGAGATGTAAAGGAGGGAGTCACAGCAAAACAAAGATTTAAAAGAGATGCAGGCAAAATAGCAAAGGACAAACTAAGACAGAGGGAACATGAGAGGTATGTTAATTTTCTAGATGTAGATGAGTCAGTCAATAGTAAACAACAGGATGCTATTGCAATGTCTAAGAAGGAAAGATTGATGAACTTGATGGTTGCTAAGAAAAAAAAGAAAAGAACTAACGAATCTGTCGAGACTATAAATGAACTCAGTCAAGACACAATGGCATCAGCAGCAAAAAAAGCAATGGAAAAACGTGATGCTGCGAGAGGAACACCCGAATATGGTAGAAGACAAAAACAAGTATTGAAATTTGTATCTGGAGCTGTTAAAAAAAGACAACAAAGAGATAGAGCTGAAAATAGTTTCAAGAAACCAGATGCGGATAGACCTCCTACTTTGCCTGAATCTTCATTTAATATCAACCCAGAAGAACATAACAAGGCCAAAAAACAGGCTAAGATTAGGAATATGACCAAATCTAATAATCCTAATGAAAAAAAAGTTGCTGAGAGAAAGGTAAATGATAAGACTAAACTACCAAATCTAAACACTGAAGGCAATCTACACAACTGGTTCAAGGGATCTAAGTCTAAAGATGGTAAAGGTGGTTGGGTCAACGTAGTTACAGGCGGAACCTGTGCTAGTGACGAGCCAGGTGAGGGTACTCCCAAGTGTGTATCATCATCTAAGAGAGCAAGTAT